ATATGGGATAAAATATGGGCATCAATATCTAAAAATGAAAAGGATTTAGCGGTTACATGTCATGAAATTAAGGACTTAAAGGAAGATATAGGTGCAATACGTGAAAAAATTGGCAAGGTAGAAGGTAAATATGATACATTGATTAAATCTGAAATTGAAAAACAACAGGTAATAAATAATGATTTTTTACAAAAAGAGAATATAAAATCTGATCGTAAACACAATATTAGATTAGTAATTTTAGGTGGAATTTTTACATTGATTGTTGCATTATTAGAAATTGTGCCTATGTTACTACAATAATGTTTATATTCATTATTAATTTGCAAATGGTATGCAGAAACAAACAAAATCAATATTGATATTGATAGTGATTGGAAGTCTTGCATTTGGAATAGGTGAAGCATTTGCACAAGATGGCACATTAACATCTGATCAAGTTCAACTGTTACAAATTGTAGCAGTTAGTTCAGCAGTAGCAGGTGCTTTAGTAAGTGTAGTTAATGGTTGGCAAAATAGCACTCACACATTTAGTAAAAAGAAAGCATTTAGTGCAATCTTAACAGCAATTACGGGTGCTATGTTCTTAGTGAACTTAGGTGCAGTTGCAGAGCAAACAAATGGAATGACATTGTTCGCAATCATAATAATGTACTTCATTATAGGATGGGGTTCAGATAAAGGATTGTCGAAATTAGATAAAGATTAATTCGATGGCAAGTTTTTTAAGCCACGAATACCTATTATTTTTATGAAGAAGTGCCCAATAGGTCATATAATAGAAAATGTTGCAAAAGAGTGCCCTTATGATTGGTTAGATTTGGAAGAAGAATAGATTTATTAGTATTTATGCAGAAATAGAGTTATGCAATTGCAATTTATTAAAGAGATAATTACTAAAGATATTTCAGTTATTAATACACAAGATAGAATTTTTGAAGGTATAGCAACAGCCGAGATGGTTGATAAACAAGGTGAGATAACAGTTAGAGATTCTTTATTGAAACAATTTCCAATATGGATGAAAAGAGGTGCACCAATTATGGACACACATACTAATCGCCATGTTGGTAAAGGGCTTAATTTTGCACCTGTGGAAGTTATTGATCCAACAACGAAGAAAAAATATTATGGAATTAAAATTACAGCACAAATTTTTGAGGATAATAAATTAGATGATGAAGTATGGAAATTTATTACTAATGGTAAGTATAAAGGATTATCATTTGGAGGTGCAAATAGATCCGAGAGAATACCTGTAAAGCAAGCAGATGGTTCATTGGCATTTAAGTTAGATGATTTAGAACTTTATGAAATGTCAGTATGTCAAGAGCCAGCAGTACCAATTGCAGTAATTACAGATTTTAATAAATTAGCAAAATCACTTACAGCAAGTGAGATGGATGGAATGACTTTAATTAAAAAAGATAATGGGGATATTGCAGTAAAATGTAAGGAATCCAAATGCTATATCATATCAGGTGATCCAGAAGCACATTTGCAAAAATCAGAATTATTGGAAAATGATGCAGATATAACAAGCGTGAATAAATCCGTAGATGTAGAAATGCTTAATACGGGTAACGAAGGAAATAGTATTAATAACATGAAAACCGAAGAAAAACTCCGAAAAAACGAATCTGAGGAAGATGAGGAAGAAAAAACTTCCAAAGTCAAAGAAGAATCAGAAGAAGTAATTTCAGAGGAGAACGAAGAAGATGACAAAGATAAAGCAATCACTAAATTAGCCGATTCTATTGGCAAGTATGTTGATCACTCTGAAAAACGAATGACAAAACTTGAAAAGAAAATTGACAGTTTAGCAGATAAAATATCTAAACAACTTGAAGCACCAGCACCAGCAAGAGATGATGCACCAAATTCTAAAGTTAAAATCCCAAATGACTATGTAGATGCAGAACAAGGATCAGCAGATCCTAAAGATGCAGATGCAGAAGGAGAGGATGATAAGATTAGTGTTGAAGAAAAATCCGAGGAAGTAATTGCAGAACGCAAAACTAAATCAGATGATGATTGGACACAATCAGTTAGAGGTGGTGGTCAAGCAGGTGAAGGTCTTAAGAAACAAAGTAACCCAGTATTAGAAATGTGTAGAAAATCTGGAGCAGAAGGCTTAGGAGAAATTGCAAATCTAATCAATAAGGGTCATTTTGGAAAAGTCAATAATACTTCATTCGGTGAAGGTTATCCAGAGGTGTAAAAGCATGTCAGAAATTGTAAAAACAATCGAACAATTAGAAATGTTGCACTATGGAAATAGTTTGAATTACTTGTCCAAAGCAAATGTATTTGCTACAAGTACAACAAGTGGATATTTCAATACTATATTCGGTGCATACGCATGGATGAATCTTAACCTTGAAGCAAATGCGTTCTCTATACTTCCAAAATACGTGTGGGATAAATCTGGATTCAGAATTATCACAGGAAGGGCAACACTAAATACAACTAATGGAAATACAGCGCAGGGTGGTACTGCACAATCAGGTACAATCGCTGAAACTGCTGTACCAACAGTTGATCAAGTTAGTGTTACACCTAAGATTGCCCAAATACCATTCGGTGCATCAACTGTACATGAATGGTTGTCCAACAACTCTAAAGATGATATTTGGGGTTCATTGAGTTCATTAAGAACTTACATGGCAGTTCAACATAAAGAATTGCTCAACCAAATGTTACTCGCAGACGTTGAAGGTGAGGCAGCCGCGGCATCAGCACACTATACAGGTACATCTAATTGGGAAACCCTTGATAGATTAGTATCTAGTGATGCAGAAGAAGATCAAACTGGTGGAACATACAATGATTTCTATGATCCTTGGGATGCACTAGATAGAGATTCTGATACTAAATATGATGCAACTGTGGAATCTGCCAGTGGTACAATAGGGACAAACGGTAACTTAACTAAATCAGTTTTGATTACTACTCTTAGAAAGACCAGAAAGAAAGGTGGAAAAGATCCAAACGTACTATTAGGAAGTCATGAAGTTTATTCTGAAATACAAGAAATCTTCGAGCCAGCAACACGCTATCCAATGGGTGAAAGCCTAGTTGAGATTGACGTTAACGGTATCAAAACTTTTAACGGAAAAGGTGTTGGATTGCAAGTTTCAAGTGTCTATGGAATACCAATAATTCCAACTAAGGATGCACCAAGTTACGCAACTGATACCGATGAGGTAGGCAGATTGTTTGGACTTGATACATCTGATAAAGATGGTTTTGGTTATCCAAGATTAGGTATTCAAATCGCAGTACCTACAACTTACAACGAAGCAACAAGAGGAACTCAAGGATGGCCTTTCACAAATGGTTCATTTACTGAAAAAGGTATTTACTGGACTATGGGTGAGACTATCTGTAGAAGATTTAATGGAAACTTCAAGATTAGGGATATTTCATTGTAGGAGAGTAAGAGATGGCAATAACTATAGCATCAACTGATTGGGAATCAATGATTGGTTCAAAGACATGTTCGCCACAAAGTTTAGTATCATCTGCACGCAAAATGCTGATGTATATTGCAACTGTGACGTTTGGCTCAGGTGACAATTATGCAACAAATGGAGTTGCAGTAAATCTCAAAAAGAGAGGTGCAAAAACCATCAAATATGCTATTCCTATAGAGAATACAGCAAATTGTTTTATGCGATATAATGTCGCAACGGGTAAATTAATGTTGTATGGTTACATTAATGATGATGCAGCAGGTACAAATACAACACCTGAGGCATTAACAGAATTAGCCAATGCATCAACAATTACTCAAAGTAAGACATTTACATTCCTAGTATTTGCTCAGAGTTAGGGGAAACCCAAATTCTATTTTTTATTTAAAACATTTAAGTAGAGGTTACTATATTCAATAATTAAATGAGTACAATAACAGGGCGTAGTGTAAAAAAGGTAACAGAGAGTGGTGCAATTGTTGCACGAAGATGTATAATTAAATCAGTTAATGTAGTTAAAGTTGGTTCAACTGATTTATTAGAAATTAGAAAGAATGGTGTTGGAACGCCAGCATCAGGTACAGTAGAGTTAACAGGTGGAGGTTCAGGATCAGTTGATATGATAAAAGTTAATGGTGTAGAAATAATGAGTGGCGCAGAGAATTTTACATCAGATTTAGCTACAACCGCAACAGCAGTTGCATTAAACATAACTAATCATACTTCAAGTCCAAATTATACAGCAGTTGCAAATGGTGCAGTTATTACCATTACAGCAGTTAATGTAGGTGATTGTAAAGAAGCAAATGGATTTGTAGTTGAAAGTACAGCAACTACTATTACAACAGAAGATACTAATTTATCAGGTGGGGTAGGTGGTGAGATAGTATTACCTGCAACATCTTTAAGTGGAATAATTTCAATACCATTAGAATTAGCAGTTGAGGCAGATGCATATGCAGTATTTACAGGGTCAACAGCACAAGTATTGTTAGTATATGATTAAAAACGTTTAAGAGTTACATCGGATAATTTGTAATTAATGGGCAATATCGTTACTAATCAAGAAGTTGTAAATTTTTTAAGAGTACCAGATGATACGGGTGCAATTGTAACAGTAGGTGCAAGTACAGATCCTAGTACAGCAACTATGGATGCAATTGTGGAAGGCGTTGAAGGTGATTTTAATGAAAGAACGCATCATAGTTGGGGTGCATTATCCACAGCAATAGAGACACATGATTTAATTAATGAATATGAGTGGGGTAGAGGTATTCCAATACATTTAACACATAGAGATGTAGCAACATTTAGTTCAGGTGCAGGTGATAAGATTGAAATTTGGGATGGAGAAAATTGGGATGATATTATAGGTACAAGTAATTGGAAACAGTTAGAAGGATTAGGTAAAGTTTTCATTCAAGGTCAAGTATTTTCATTATTTAGAGAAGATAGGTTAAGAATTACATATCGTTACGGAACAGTGGCAGTACCAGCAGGTATAAAATTAGTAGTATTACAAAAATGTGCATCTAAATTAATTGAAACTTCATTGGCTATGAGTAATATTCAATTTGGACAAGATAGAGGGTTAAGGATTGCAGAATTATTAGACAAATGGGATAAAGAATATGAAGAAAAAGTAATACAATGGGCAGATGTGGTACGAATTGAGTATTAATAATGAGTTGCAGAGAAAGGAATTAGTTGGCGAAATAGTTCAAGATGTTGCTAGAAAATTAGTTACTAACTTACAAAAAGAATTATCATTAGAGGACAAAGTAGTTTCTGGATTAATGCTAGATAGTTTAGATTGGTTTCCAAAAGATAAAGTAGTAGGTTCACAAAAGGAAGGTATGGATAATATTGAATATGGTAGATTAGCAGGTTCACATGTCCCATTAAAACCCCTAAAGGAATGGGCTATGAAGAAATTTAATTTAGAGGAAGGTGTAGCATGGGGTGTCGCTAAGAAAGTAGAGAAGCAAATATTTGAAAATGGAATACCAATGACAAGATTTGCAAAAATAACGTTGGAGAAGATGGTACATGGGTGAGCATTTTTCATCATACATTAAGAATTTCATTAATGATTTAGTTACAATGATTTCAAATGATGCTAACTGGGGAGATGGTAATGATTTTGGAATTAAACCTAGAGTTGCAAAACAATATGATCGTAAAATTACGGGATTTGGTAAAGTGAAGGCAGAGGATATTTTAATATATGCAGATTTAGAACAAATGAAGCCATTTACTATGGGAATGGCAATTAATTCATCAGCATCTTGGTATCATACTTTAAGTGCAACAATTACAGTTAGTACAAATGTTTCAGATGAACGAATGGATTTCTTAACAGATGCAGTAGTTGATATTTTAAAAAGAAATGTTGGATATTCAGGATATGTGCAAATATTAGTAAAGGGTGTGAAAAATAGAAATGATGAAGGTAGAGGATTATTCAAGAATTTAATAGATGTTGTAGGTGAGAAATATGCACCTACTAGAACAATATAATTTGGATAGATTTAAGTATCGGTTGCAGTAAATAAAATCATTATGGGTGTCGCTACAGGTGCAGGTGCATATGAACAATGGGGATTTGAGAGTGCATTTGGGTCAGAGCAATCTACAAGAAATAAAGTATTTGGATTAGATTCTAGAATTTCAGGATGGGCATGGCAAAATAATCAAATAGTATTATCTGGATTAAATGATATTCAACCAACAAAGTTTGCATATGGTCAAAATGCAGGTAGATATACAGTTGAATTTGTATTGAGCAATCCTTGGATATTTCAAATGATTTTCGATAGTGTTGCAACAGTAATAGGTGCTCCAGATACACATACATTTACACCAACTAAAGCAGTAAAGAGTATTAGTCATGAAATAGGAATGGATTTAACAACTAATCAGGTAAGAGTTGGATTAGGCGTTTTAATGAACTCATTATCAATTAGAGGAAGTATTGGTGAATTAATTCGTGGTTCAGCAGAGATGATTTATGGTAAAGAAAAAGCAGTTGGTACAACTTTAGAAACATCAATTGCAACAGATGATCAAGATTTCCCATTTACATTTGAACATGGTTCAGTAGAATTGCCAAATTCAACAGTATTAGCAGAAATTCAAAGTGTCGATATGTCCATAAATCAAAACGCAGAATTAAGATATGGGTTCGGTTCAGCAGATGCAGTAAATGGTATTAGGAAAAGATTAGATGTAACAGGTAGAGTAAATTTAAGTTTAACAGATAATGTAACATTGGGATATATCAAGGGTAGAGCGGAAGTTGCTACAATGAAATTAGTATTTTCAAATGGATTAACAGGTGATAATAAAAAATTGATTGAATTAAGAGGTACTGGAATTGGATTATCAGAAATAAACTTAGGTACAGTTGAAGCAAATGAAGTGATTGCACAAGATGTTAATTTTCAATGGAGAAATACGGTTGTATATGCAGAAAATAATGCATCGGCAGTACCTTAGAATAATGATTATATAGTAGAAAATAAATGGATTATTATGAAAATAATTAAAATTACGTATAATAATGTTGAAGAAGAAGTACATTTAGATGATGATTTAAAATTTGGAGAAATTGAGGACTTACAAAGTAAATTTATCAATACAAGCGATGCTTTAAAATCTAATGTAAAAATGGACATAACAGGGTATAGATATGCAATTACATTGGCATGTGTTAAAAAAGCACCATGGCCATTAAATGATATAATTGAATTGAAGGGATTGCCTAGATCAGTTGGCAAAATAGTTGTTTCGGAGGCAACTAAGTTATACCCTTTACGAGATTGCTTATTGGAATGGATGGCGACAGTATCGGGAGAACTAACAGACGAACAAATGGAGTTAATAGAAAAACTGACTTCAAAATCAACATAGCAGATAAAATATACTTACTCTGTG